TCTCAATATTGCCTTGGGAACATGGAACCTAGCGAAATCGAATTGCTGGTGGCCTGACATGCCTGACGCGGAGCGATTGCCGCTAGCTGCGTGATCGCCTGCCCGACCTGCAATCTACGCAAGAATGCCAAAGACCCGCTTGAGTTTGCGGCGAGCGTTGGCCGGTTGTTCTGAGAGGCCGCTTAAGCCACCTTACTTTGGAATGGTGAGGAGTGAGTGAAAAGTGGCGACGGCTCGTAAGCGGGAAAGTGAAAATTACTCTAAAGGTTGATGTATGGGCCGTAAATCAAAGCTCACCGATGAGCAATGGGCGAGCGTCAAAGACCGCCTGCTTGAGGGTGAGTCAAGGCGAGCCATAGCGAAAGAGTTCGGCATCTCCGAATCATCTATCCGCGAGAAAGTTTCCGCGCAGGTATCGGAGATCAAAACCGTTGCAAATCAGATAGTTGCGACGGAGCGTGCCTTGAAGGCACTACCGATTTCCGCGCAGATAACCGCGCAAAACCTCGCATCGCGGCTACGGTCGATCAGCGACCATTTGGCAAGCGCGGCGAACTATGGCGCGGCCACCGCACATCGGTTGAGCGCACTCGCTCATTCAGAGGTAGAGAAGATCGACGACGCGTCTCCCTTGTCGAGTGGGGAGAGCCTTCGCGGCATTGCTGCTCTCACGTCGCTCGCAAACGAGTCTGGGAAGATCGCGCTCAATCTGCTGGCTGCCAACAAGGATCGACCATTTGAGGGAGACGAGAATCCCGCGAACAAGGAGCCGCGCGATCTAACCGAAGAAGAATTGGAAGCTGAGCTTGCCAAATATGGGATCGAACCATGAAAAGCTTGCTCTTCTGAAGGAAGCGAGGTTTCGCAAGTGCCGAAGTGACTTCCTGACTTACCGCCAGACCATCAATCCCAAGATGAAATGGGGATGGTGGCAGAAAGAGGTTGCGACTGAGCTTCAGCAGTTTTATGAAGACCTGATTGCTGGCTTGCGTCCGAAGCTGGTTATCCAGGCGCCCCCGCAGCATGGCAAGTCGGTGCAGATCATCGACTTCATTTCATGGGTGGCGGGCAAGCATCCTGAGTTCCGGACGATCTATACGTCGTTCTCGGAGCGTCTTGGCGTCCGCGCCAACCTGCGTTTGCAGCGGCTTTACGATTCGCAGGCCTATCAGGAAATCTTCCCTGACACTAGGATCAACAAGTCAGGCCCGATGGGTCCGAGCGGCCAGTATCTGCGTAACCGCGAGATTCTGGAGTACGTCGGCACGGAAGGTTTCTTCCGTAACACGACTGTCCGCGGCTCGATCACGGGCGAATCGCTTGACCTTGGCGTTATCGATGACCCGATCCGCGGCCGTCAGGATGCAAACAGTGAACTGATCCGCGATGCAGCATGGGACTGGTTCACGGATGACTTCTTTACGCGCTTCAGCGAGGAAGCCGGGTTGCTGGCGATTCTCACGCGCTGGCACATTGACGATCCAATCGGGCGCCTGAAAGAGCGCTATCCCGAAGTCAAGGTACTGAGCTACCCGGCGATCGCCGAGGTCGACGAACCCAATCGCAAGGCCGGCGAAGCCCTCTTTCCAGAACACAAGTCCATCGATTTCCTGCGCGAGCGGGAAAAGATCATGGATAGCGCGAACTGGATGGCGCTGTATCAGCAGCGGCCGACATTGGCGGAAGGGAATCTGTTCAAACCCGACCAGATGCCGGTTGTTGATGCTATCCCGGCCGGCTACATCGACTGGATCCGTGGCTGGGATCTGGCTGGCACGGTTGACGGCGACTGGACTGCCGGTATCAGGGTCGGTCGCCTGGCTGATGGACGGTACATCGTCAGCGACGCAACCCGCGTGCGGGAAACACCTGACAAGCGGGATGCAGCCATCCTGAATACCGCATCGCGCGACGGGAAGGCTATTCGCATCAGCATTCCGCAAGACCCAGGACAAGCCGGCAAGACCCAGGTGCTTTACCTGACCCGTTCGCTGGTTGGCTACATGGTGACCAGTTCGCCGGAGTCGGGCGACAAGGTGACTCGTGCTGAACCTGCGGCGGCCCAGGTGAACGTCGGCAACGTTATGTTGCTGCGCGGCGAATGGAATCGGGCATTCCTCGAAGAGCTTCGAACTTTCCCGAATGGCGTGCATGACGATCAGGTCGACGGATTCTCGCGCGCGTTCTCACATTTGATTGGTCGCGCACCGATGCGCATCTCCGACACCGCCCTACTCCAGATTTGACCCATGCAAAAATCCCGCAGGCAACGCAAGCAGGCGCAGATGGCGACCCGTGCTCCGGCACCTGTGGCCACGCTTGCAGCGGACTCGCGCCCTCCCATGAAGGTGTCATACAGCGCGCTGGCGACAATGCAATTGCCTGATGGCAAGCCGGTAGAGACGTACAAGTTGCCCGAGCCAGCGCCTGGCGTAGTGCCGAAAGGCGCCAAGGTGGCAATGGACAGCGCATTTCAGCCAGTAGCAGACTTCGCCCAGATCAATGCCGTCTTCAATGAAGGCATCCAGTTCATGGGGTACCCGTACCTCGCCGAACTGACGCAGCGGCCGGAGTATCGTCGCCCGTCCGAGATTTTCGCGAAGCAGATGACGCGGAAGTGGATTGAGTTGCAGGCCACAGGCGACGATGGTAAAGCGGACAAGAGTAAAGCGGACAAGATCAAGGCTATCGATGCCGAGATGAAGCGCCTGGGCGTTCAGGCCAAGTTTCGTGAGGCGATCCTGCAGGATGGTCAGTTCGGCCGCTCGCACATCTATATCGATACGGGGGTCGACTTCAACGATGAAGCCGAACTCAAGACTGATCTCGCTGAGAAAAAATCAAAGGTCGGACTCAACAGCATCAAGGCTCTGAAGGTCATCGAGCCAATCTGGGTGTATCCGTACATCTACAACTCGACCAATCCGCTGGATCAATGGTTCTACAAGCCGCAAGCGTGGTTTGTGATGAACCGCACGATCCATTCGAGCCGGCTCCTGACCTTTGTCAGCCGCGAGGTGCCAGACATCCTCAAGCCTGCCTATCAGTTCGGCGGCCTGAGCCTGTCGCAGATGATGAAGCCATACGTCGATAACTGGCTGAGAACCCGCCAGAGCGTCTCTGACATCATCCACGCCTTCACGGTGTGGGTACTCAAGACGAACATGGGCTCCATCCTGAATGGGGGCGGTGCTGAGGAATTCTATCGGCGCCTGCAGATCTTCAACCGTGGTCGCGATAACCACGGCGTGATGGGGATCGACAAGGAAACCGAAGATTTCGAGAACGTTTCCGCGCCGCTCGGCAGCCTGGACAAGCTTCAGGCGCAAGCCCAGGAGCAGATGGCGTCCGTCACCGGCACGCCACTGGTCTATCTGACTGGCATCACGCCGAGCGGTCTGAACGCCTCGAGCGACGGCGAAATCCGCGTGTTTGAAGACTGGTGTAGCGCGCAACAGGAAGGCTATACGCCGCATGTCTCGCGCATCATCAATCTGATTCAGTTGTCGCTCTACGGCGAGATCGATCCGAGTATAGGCTTTCGCTGGATGCCGCTTCATACGCAAAGCGAGAATGATTTGTCGAATGCTCGCAAGCAGGACGCGGATACTGATGCTGTCTTGATCGGCGCTGGCGTTATTAGCCAGGAAGAAGCGCGGGCGCGCGTGGCCAGTCAGGAGGATTCGCCATATAACGGGCTCGACTTAAGCGAGCCATTGCCGGAAGTGCCCGAACCTGAGTCAGGGCCGGAAGCGAAAGCGGAGAAGATCAGCGGGCAGCAACAGCCCGAAGAGAAAACCGAAAAGGTCTAGCCGTACCGGATCGCCCGGATGCGGCGGACCATCTCGGTCAGCTCCAGTTCCATCGCATCGAACCGCGGTTTGCCGGCGCTGTCGGTAAGCCCGGTCTTCAGCTTGAACATGTCCAGTTCAGTGTCCAGCAAGTCGGACAGGTTAAAGCGTGCCGAAAACTCATCGTTCTCGCCCACGTAGACGACTACGCGTTGCGATTCCTCGTGGTCGTAGCCAACGTAATCGACGGCGATTCCTTCTTTCATCTTGGCTCCCGATGGCAAAGCTCGTATCTCCGACCGGCAAGGATATTCTGCTGCGTCCCGTGCGAGCCAATGCCGGCGTTGAGGCGGCATACAAAAAACAGTTGGACCGCTGGATTGACGCGATGCACAAGTCGCTGACTTGGTGGATAACTGCACAGTATAGAGCCAATCCGCCCATGTCTCTGGCGCAGGATGCCGGGCTTGAGTCGTTCCGCGACGGAAGCCCGGCCAACGCCATGCGCCGCGCGATTCACCGGATGTCGCGGCGCTGGATGAA